CCATTCATCTTCTTGTTCGTTAATACCTAATATCTCGTTGTCGTGATATTTTCTATTCGGATATACTTTATATTCTACAGGAAAAATATAGTTATCAATATCAGATTTTCTATGTTTTGGTACGATTTGGCTTAACGAAAACTTATCAATTGATTTTTTATTTATTAAATTTTTAATGTTATCAATTAATTCATTCAAGTTTGGTGTTTTATCTGTTCTCTCATCTAATTTTTTAACAACTCTTTTCCAAGTTTTTTTACTCCATTTAGTCCTCCAATGACAAAATAATAATGTACCCTCATGACCTCTATCCTCTGCTTGTGGTGACGGACTGTCTGGAACTATACCAACTGGTAACCAATTAAACGAAGATTCACCTGATAAAATTCTTACACCATAGGATATTTTACGAATCAACTTTTCTATTTTTGGCCCCTTCTCACTTAACATAACCGCTCTATTAGAAATACTGTTTTCTATTTCTTCAGATGTTAAATTATCAGTTCCTCGTTCTCTAAAAATTTTTCTTGCATCTTTAAATGACAATTCTCCTGTACGCCCCATAAATACATTTTTTGTTTTTTGAACCTCAGGTAAAATAT